GACTTCGCCAAGGCGGATCTCATCGCCGAGCAGGAAGAGATGAACATGGACTACAACCTGTGGATCATGAATCCCGCTGAGATGTTCAATCTCGAGGGAATCTACGGGGACAAGCTCGGCGCTCTGCTCGACTCGTACGATATCGACATCTTCGTCACCAATCGCCAGACTGCCGGCCAGGCGCTGGCACTGGCGGAGGGTCAGGTCGGCGAGATGCGTGTCGAGAAGCCGCTCTCTACGGAGACGTGGCGTGACCCAAGCGGTAAGGAGCAGACGTGGGTTCAAGCGTCTGTCCGGCCGCTCATGTACGCGAACAACGCCTTCGCCGTTCTCCAGGCGACGGGTCTGACGTAGGAGGTGATCTAGATGCCAGAAGTCATGATCAAGCATCTCCTCGTCACGTGGTTCCGGAATGAGCCGTCTGCTGTCGATCCAGAGCAGACGATTCGTCTGGAGAAAATCAACCGCATCGGTGACGTGGTCGACATCGACGACGATGCTTCGTACCAGAGGCTCGAAGAACTCGGTGCCTTCTTCACCGACGAGGAGCGCCAGAAGATCGAGGACGGGACGTATACCGGACCGGGAGCGCAGCAGGTCTACGCTGCCCTCGGGAATACGGAGGCGAACCCGACCCCTCTAATCGAGGACGCTGAGGGAGAGGGGCGGCAGGTCGACAACCTCAGCGTCGACGAGCTCGCTGACTACATCAAGTCGAATCGGCTGACCGTCGAGGAGACTGTAGCTCTCGCGGGCGAAGACGCCGACAGCATCAACAAGGTGCTGGACGCAGAGAACATCGCGACCGACAACGATCCTCGCAAGGGCGTCGAAACGTCGCTCGAAGCGAAGCTCGCTGCTGCCCAGTCGTAGAAGGGGGAGAAGGTGCCGACGACGGATTACGAACCAACGATCGCTCAAGTAGCGGCACACATCATGTCGCGAACGGTCGATCAGTACGGAAACCGTCTCGGCACCTTCACCGCCGAGACCACTCCTACGGACACCGAAGCTCAGGCAATCATCGATGTGACCATGCCTGAAATCGCGGACGTCATCGGCGACGACATCCCTGAGTACCTCTGGGACGACGCCGCTTCTGTCTCTTCGATCCGGGCGGCCATGCAGATCGAGATTGCGTTCTTCTCAGAGCAGATTGCTTCGAACAGGAGTGCGTACCAGCCTCTGAAGGACAAGTACGAAGAGGTCATGGGCAATCTCGTGAAGCAGGTCACGACTGCCGACGAGGACAGTACTGGTGCCGTGGTGTCTGGTACAACCGGAGTGGTGTCCTACTCGTTCCCGCCACCGGCTAACTGGCTGAACGGGCGCTGGTAATGCAGTATATCCTCAGGGCCATGGGTATCAAGCAAGCCGAAACACGGTTCAAGCGGATGGGTGTGGCCGCTATCGCGGCGAAACCCGCAATGGAGGCGGTGACCAACCGGCTCATGCGGATCGTTGACCAGACCTTTGAATCCGAAGGACGGCGTGGCGGAGGCTCGTGGAAGCAGGATACTGAAGAATGGCTTCTGAGGAAGCAACGCAACAATCTCGATCCCCGGATCGGACACGCAACGCTCGCGCTGCGTAAGTCCTTGACGGAGATCGGGGCACCACATCAGATCCGCCGCGTTGAGCATAACTTCGCGGAACTGGGCTCGTCGCTGCCGTACGCGGAAACGCAGCAGCGGCACCGCCCGTTCCTGAAACTGACAAAGGCGGACAAGATCGGGCTGAGGACAATCATCCGTGACTGGCTGATTGAGGCTTGGAGGGCTCCTGTAGCATGAGCATCTTCGACGAAATTGCCGTCACCGATGATCTTGAGCATGCTGTGCTCGATACGCTCAAGAACTGGTTCCCGACCTACATCCGTGAGGTGGAGTTGCAGTCTCCCGCTGCACCGGATCCTAGGAACATCCCGCTAGACTCGCTGCCGCTGCCACGCGCGTACCTAACAGTGGACGAGCTCGACCGGGAGGCGGCGAACCAGATGCCCAGCATCGTGGTGGTCAGCCCTGGCCTGAGTGGCAGGTCTGTACCGCTACAAGAAGGGGACGGTTCCTTCAATGTTCCCTTCAGCATCGCAGTAGGCGTGTTCGTCACCGCGGACCAGCGGAAGAACACGCAGCGTCTCGTACGGCTCTACACGGCAACGGCTCGGGCGATCATGCTTCAGAAGCAGTCCTTCGGTGGATTCGCCGGTGGTAGCTACTGGCTCGATGAGAGCTACGATGACCGACTCACCTTCACGGACGATCAGACGATCAGCGCTGGTCAAGTTGTGTTCGAGGTATGGGTGAACCAGGTGGTCAATCGCTATGGTGGCCCGAAGGTGCCGTTCCAGCCGCAAGAGCCTCCGCCTGATCCTGACACTCAGCCGGGAAGCGAGTGGGGAATTGCGGAAACAGTCACACCCACGGTAACTCTGAAGGAGAGCTGATGACGGAGTACAAGAACGTGGGTCTACACCCAGAGGAGCTCGTCGGGGGTGTGATGCTTGGCCCCGGCGAGACGATTGACCTGGACGACAAGCAGGTCGAAGAAAACCAACGACTCATCGACGAGGGTGTGTTCATCTCGATCGGTGGGTCGACGAAGACGAAGAGTAAGGAGGGTTCGTAATGGCCGCGTTGCGTCCAGGCACGCAGGTCATTGTGAAGAACACGCCGAACCCGCGAGGCGCAGCAATCGATACCGGTGAGTGGTTCGTCGTCGGTATGTCAGATGCTGGCCCGGTAGGGAAGCCGGTGATCATTCGCAGCACGAATGACGCCGATGTGTACCTGGGCGGACGAGTTACGTACTCGTCTCTCTGGGACGCGCTCGACGCGTTCTTCCGTGAGGGTGGCGGGACGGCAATCACGAGTCGTGTCGTCGGACCGGCTGCTGTATCGGCGACGAAGAACCTGATGGACAATGCAGCCGCTGTCTCGCTGATCGTCACCGCCATCGGGCCTGGAGCCTACTACAACAACATCAAGGTTGCTGTTCTGGCAGGCGTCGCCAGCGGCTACCGCATTCAGATCACCGACGCCAACAACAACGTCCTCGAGGTGACGGCAGATTGTATCACCCAGCAGGACGCGGTGACGTGGTCGCAGTACTCCAACTATGTTAGAATCACGCTTGGTGCTTCCGCGCTTGTCCCGGTGGTTGCGGCGGCGGCGAACCTGGCTGGTGGTGCTGACGACCGCAACAACGTCACCGACACGCAGTGGCAGAACGCGCTGAACGTGTTCACGAAGGATCTCGGTCCGGGCCAGGTCTCTGCTCCGGGTGCGACGACCTCTTCGCGTCACATTCAGCTTCTCACCCACGCACAGAACAACAACCGGATCGCGCTTCTGGACCTGCCCGACTCTCCGACGGCAGCCACGCTGCTTGCGGCAGTCAACGCGGACGGGTTCAGCCGATACGGTGCTGCGTTTGCGCCGTGGGTCGTCTGCCCAGGCGTAGTCACCGGAACGACACGAGTTCTACCGCCCAGCCCGTTCGTGGCCGCCAAGATCGCTCAGGCCGATGGCTTGTACGGTCCGGGCACTCCGGCCGCAGGCGTCAAGGGTGTTCTGTCGTTCCCAAACCAGCTGAGCCAGCCCTCCTGGGACGCGACGACGCGCGATCAGCTCAACACCGGTCGCGTCGATGTCATCCGTCAATTCGGCGACGGATCGCAGCGGATCTATGGCTGGCGCTCGATGGCGGATCCCACGAACGATCCGGACTGGGTCAATCTGGGGGTGCCTCGGGTCATCATGGCGATCGTCGCCGACGCGCTTCAGATCGCGGAGATTTACGTGTTCTCCGTCATCGACGGCGCTGGGCATACGATCGCTTCCTTCGGGGGTGCGCTCACTGGCGCGCTCACGGTCTACTACAACGAGGGGCTGCTCTACGGCGCAACGGCCAAGGAGGCGTTCAACGTCGACGTCGGCCCGACCGTCAACACCCCGCAGTCGCTGGCCGCCAACGAGCTCCGGGCTGCCATCTCAGTCAGGTGTTCGCCCGACGCCGAGCTCGTCACGGTCACGATCGTCAACGTTCCGATCACTGAGGCGGTGGCGTAATGACGTCGGTCAATCCGGAGCGTCAAGATACCTGGCTCATCACCGTTCATGTCGAGAACCCCGGCAATCCTGGCAGCATGGTGGACTACGGGATCTGGGACAAGCTGACGGGCGGTGCGAAGCAGGCCCAGGCCAGCACCTACCGGCCTGGTGGCATGAAGCCGCCGATCTCCCTGGGCGCGGTGCCGACGGTCACCAACGTCGTCGTCTCGCGTCTGGCCCGTGGCTACCGTGACCTTCAGAACATTCAGCAGCTGTTTGACGCCGTCGGTAGTTCTTCGATGACGGTCAAGCGCACGCCGCTGGATCTCGAGGGGAACGTGATGCCCGGCGTCAACGGGACGGTGTATCAGGGTCGACTCGACCGCATCTCGCTTCCGGACATCGATTCGGAAGGTAGTGCGGCTGCGCTGATCGAGCTCGAGATGGTCGTCGAGGGCTACCCGACGACCTAGGATGAGTAGCAAATGGGAGGGAGCACACTGATGAGTACATCCGAAGAGGAGCGGGCACCGACTCCAATCGAGGCCGCTCTCGAGGAACATGAACAGCCGGAGAACCTACTGGAGCAGCTGGCGGCGAAGCGTCGGGAGATTTCGGACAACCGCGAGGTAACTATCGTGGTGCCGGGCTACGAGACTGACCCGCCACTGCTCCTCATCCGGTACAAGCTTCTTGATGGCGCAACACTCACCCGGCTGGGTGAGAAGATTCGGCGTCAGGGCAAAGACCGCTGGCAGCGCGCTCTCAATGCTGCCTGTGATACGTTCATCACAGCGGTTGTCGGGTTCTACGTCGACATCGCGGGCGACGGGAATCTGGAGCCTCTGACGTACAAAGGCGAGCACATCACTGGCTTCACGCTCGAGCTCGCGGAAGCACTTCAGTTCGCGGATGATCTGCCAGACCCGCCTACGACACGCAGTATCGTGATGGGGCTGTTCGCCCACAACGACGTCGCCGTTACCCAGCACTCGTTTGCACTAAACCGCTGGTTCCAGAATACGTCGCTTGATGTCAACCAGGAGATGATGGAGGGAAACCCTTAGAGCACGACGAGATCGCGTCTGCTGCTGAGATAGGACTCATGCTAGGATACGGAGCCGCCCAGAAGTTCCTACGTGCGACGAGCACGGATGAGCGCAGTGAGATTCAGGCGCTTGCTGCAGCAGCGCGTGAGATCCAGCGGCAGCATGATCTTGAGCGTGCGAACCAGATAGCCAACCAAGTCGGAAAGCTGTTCGGCTAATGTCCTCTATGCAGGAAGTCGTCATCCTCGCCCGGCTCGCGGGGACGCGACAGTTTCTGGCTGACAACTACAAGCTGGTAGCGGGTCAGCAACAGCTGGCCGTAGCGACCGAGGAAGCTAGCATCGCGATGAAGCATGCCAGCGAGCGCAGCTGGCTCTACAACCAGGCGCTGTTCACGCTGCGGCGCTATGTGTACTACGGTACGCTCGCGCTGACCGGCTTCGGTGCTGCTGCGCTGAAGATGGGTTTTGACTTCAACAATGCCATGCAGACGGCAACCGTTGCGTTGAAGCCTTTCTTCGCTAACACCGAGGATCTCAACCATGCGCTAAACAGGCTGTGGCTGATCGCGAAGTACACCCCGTTCCAAATCAAGGACATGACGACGGCGTTCCGAGCGCTGTATCCGTCCTTCAAGGAACTAGGCATCTCCTCGGATCAGACCATTGATACAATTCAGGCGCTGATTGATGGTCTGTCGGTAGCCGGCAAGGTTTCCGGGCCTGCCCTACAGCGTGTCACCATCGCGCTTCAGCACATGGCATTCCAGGGGCGGCTGACCGGGATGTCCGTCAACCAGCTGGCGCGTGACGGTATTCCAATCTTCGCCATCCTCCGAAAGGAGCTCGGTCTAACTGCCGACCAGATGCACCACGTTGGTCAGCTGGGTATCCCCGCGAGCGTAGCTATGCAGGCGATCGTTCAGTACATGCAGCAGACACCGGGCTACGCTGGTGCCGCGATGCGGCAGTCACAGCAGACCCTCACTGGTCTCTGGTCGACATTCAAGGACAACCTATCGCGGATGATGGGCGCGATCGAGAAAGACTTCTTCGGTAAGATACAGGGACGGACCGCCGCGATGGACCAGTGGTTCAATACGTTCTTCCAGCACTTTCAGGGAAGGTCGTACAGCCTGCGTGCCGTTCTGGTCTATGCCTTTGGCGCAAATGCCGGTAAGCTGTACGATCAGGTGACCAAAGCGCTGAACAACTTCTGGAACATCTTCAAGAATCTGGTCAGCGACATCGCTCATTCAAAAGCACTCTGGGCGACGCTCTTCCTGGGGCTGGTTGCGCTGAACAAGATCCTGCCGCCCATCAACTTCTTCCTTCAACAATTCGGGTGGCTGCTCAACGTACTCATTCCACTGCTCATATTGTGGAAGGTGACGCAGATTGCCGTGAACACGCAGCTGAAGTGGCAGCTGTTCTGGGAGACAGCGAACACCAAGATCGTCAAGGACGCGACGATGGCGCAGATTCTGTTCAACAGGAATCTGATCGTCTATCGCACAGCCGCTAAACTGGCCACGGCTGCGCAGATTGCGCTTACCGCAGCGATGACCGCGTTCACCGTGCTGACGAAAGGCTGGGGCGCTGCCGGAGCCGCCGGGAAGATGACTGAGTTTGAGAAAGCCGTCCTGAAACTACGCTGGGCGATCATTGCGCTCCTACAGCTACGGTTCGCAGATGCCGCCCGGTACATGCGGCAGGCCTGGGAGCTGTTCTTGCCGATAATCAGGCGTGTTTCGCTGGCGCTCTACGAGCAGCTCATCCCTGCGTTCATCCGTACGGGCATTGCCGCAGCCGCTGCCTGGGTTGCGGCGCTCGGGCCAGTTGCCTGGATCATCGCTGCGGTAGTGGCGCTCATCACGATCCTGATCGTTCTGTACTTCAGGTGGAAATGGTTCCACAATGCTGTCAACGCCACACTCAAGTTCATGTGGGACCACCCCATCTTGCTCTGGTTCATCCCGGTGGTAGGCTGGCTGGTCTTCATGGTACGGATGCTCTGGTACTTCAAGGATCAGTTTGTGGCGGCCTGGAACTGGATCGAGAAGAAGGCTACTGGGGCATGGGAAGCTATCTCAAAGAAGGCAAGGGCAACCTGGGAGATCATCACAGAGATCGCTCACATGATCGTGCAGGCATTCGCACCCCTGGCGGGCGCTCTTGCCACACCATTCAACTACCTGTGGGGGCTGCTACGGAACATGTTCGACTGGATAGCTGGCAAGTTCGGCTGGCTAGGACATAAGCTAGGAAGGCTCGGCGGTTGGCTTGGTCACATCCCCGGCGCGCACTTCTTCGGCAAGTATGTTCTTGGTCTGGCCGAAGGTGGGACGCTGCGGCAGCCCGGATGGACGCTGGTCGGTGAGCGCGGGCCGGAACTCCTGATGCTCCCGGGTGGCGCCTCCGTGTTGCCGCTCCCCACTACCTCACAAGACCCACATCTGCGCAGTCAGCAGGGCATCTCCCAGGCGGCAGCCGCTGCTACGTCGCCGCGGAACGTGTTCAAGACCGGCTCGCAGTTCGGGCAAGAATGGAATACTGATCGGCCGCTCGTGATCCAGCTGATCCTGGACCGCAAGGTGATTGAAGAGGTCACGGTCAAGAATGCGCAGGCTAGGACGGCGAGACGCTGATGCCGGCACCGCGTACAAACATTCGCAACAAACCGTTCGCGTACGCGACGTACAAGATCACGTTCCACTGTGAGGGAGTTGGTCAAGCTACTGCCTTTCTCGATGAGACGCCCATCACAATGACGGGTGGGTATGGTGGCTGGACGGTTGTCTCGCGGCAGCGCAGAACAGGACTGACGATGTGGCAGGGCAAGGATCCGCTACGGCTCTCAATCCCCATTCTGTTTGATGGCTACGCGAACAACATCGGAGTTGAGATGGACATCAGCAGGCTCAGCCGCATGGCGCTTCCCGTCAATGAAGGCTTGACTGCCGAGCCGCCGCTCGTCACCATTGAGGGCAAGGCACTGCCCAGACCAGGCCCGAAGTTCTGGGTGGTAGAGAACCTACAGTGGGGCACGAACGTGATCTACGATTTTGACGACACCGGTAAGATGTCCCGGCTGCGGCAGGACTGTGTGGTCAACCTTATGCAGTATGTTGCGGGCGATCGCGCCTCCTTCGGTGGTCTCTCACCTACCAAGGCTGGGGGTAGCAAGGCCAAGCCTGGTAGCAAAGGCTTTCAGAAGCCGAGGACCGTAAAGGCTGGGGACTCACTCTCGAAGATCGCCAACAGCGTGTACAAGAATCCTGGTCCTAATGACTGGAAGCTGATCGCCAAGGCCAACGGCATTCGTGATCCGCGACACATCAGCCCCGGTCAGAAGCTGAAGATCCCGAAGAAATGACTACCGTTACCAAGAAGAAGGTCAAGCCAGCAACTGCTCGTGAGAAGTTGTCTCCCTCTGTCCTGCGGGAGACGCAGCTGGAGCTCATGGGTGATGATATTGACCTTACCAAGCTGTACCTCAAGCTGACTACCAATGCTACCGGCTTCAACATCGTTGAGGCTACCACAGATGTACAGATTCATCGCACGATCGACGGCGCGAGTTCTATTACGGTCATCGTTGAGGACCGTGACAACGCGCTACTGAACTCTGGGCGGCTGAGCTCCCGCAACGATATCGAGATTGACGGCTTGTTCTTCAGGCTAGCCTCGGTATCCAAGAGCGGTCAAGAGCTTACGCTCACATTCGAGGACAGAGAAGTTGCTTTGCTCCGGACCTATGCTAAGCCGATCAAACAGGCTCTGGCGACCAGTCGTGCTAAGGTCACGCGCGCCGAGTTTGTGCTGCGCATGATCAAGGAAGTCAAGGAGACGAAGATCCGGTACGTTATCCCTGAGCTTCACAAGCAGCAGCCGATCGATGGCGCGGGCAAGCAGCCTCCTACGCAGTTCAATTCAAACAACAAAGGATTCGGCATCCCCAAGGGGTCCATGGTTACGGTCAAGGGTAACAGTCACATGACCGAGACGCAGCGTCAGATTGCCAATGACATTCTCAACGCCGGCATCCCCCATCCGCGCAAGCTTCTGGTCATGGCGATCATGTGCGGCATTCAGGAGAGCAATCTTACCAACCTAGGCCAGCCATCGCCGGGTGCGTACAATTTCCTAAGCGCGACGGATCCTAACCGCAACCCGGTGGGCGTCTTCCAGCAGATCAAGCACTGGGGCTGGCCCGCCACTCGTGACGTCACGACGGACGCACATGCCTTCTACGACAAGCTGGCCGGTGTTGTGAATGCTCACCCGAACATGGACTACGGGGAAGCAATTGACTCAGTTCAGGGTGCGGGGACACCTGGCGCTTACTCAAACTGGCGCACGGCAGCTGAGCGGATCGTAACGGCATGGGGTCTGCCGCCCAACGGTGACGTGGCAGCCGCTAACTCAAAGTGGTCAGCCAACGCCACGACAACGGACTACGAGTTCTACCGAGGGCTACCGCCGACGAGCAGGTTGCGCAAACAGAAGTACGGTGGTAAGTGGGGAGCTGAGAACAGCTGGGACTGCATACGTAGGCTCGCGCAAGAGGTACAGTGGCGTGCGTTCATGGTCAGCGGTGTGTTCTACTTCATCGCTGAGGATGATTTGTTCATGAGCAAGCCTATCGCTCTGATTGACGAGACGTCCAAAGGGATTGACTCAATTGACGGTGACTACGATGAGGGTA